GTAAACCACATCCCAATAAGAGCTGCTAGCCCTGCTACACCTAACCCTATTGTCTTTAGGTCAAATGTTACTTTAGTATCTTCTCCAATTTGCTTTGCCATTGTTATTTTTTAAAGTCAGTTATATCTCCTTTTCTAATACCTTTTAGTAAAGATTTTTTTACTCCTTTTATTATTTTTTTCTTTTGCTTAAATTTATCTTTTTGCAAATCTTTAGACTCTGGGAAGGCACGATTAAATAATCGTTTAGTCTTACGAGCTTTTTTCATTTGCTTTCTAGCAGTTTCTCTTACTGATTTTTTTAGTGTTGATTTTTTTACAGCCTTCATAGTATTACATAGTTTAATCCAACAGAGAAATCATGCCATTCTCGATTCCAATACTTATTGTATTTACCTTCTAAGAATACACCAAGACTCTTGTTTAATCTCCACCCAAAGATAAGGCCTGCACCGTAATCTAACCATTGGCCCCCTTCGGTAGTCTCGAAGTAAGAATACTCATCGTCAGTCCTAAGGTGATAAGGCATTACGCTTACCCAGTTGTGCATCCAAAATTCCTTAGAGTACTTGTAGTAATCATATCCTACAACCAAAGAATAGTTCCAAACATTCGGAAGCTCACTTCTTTTTCTAGCAACGTAGTCGTCAATAACCTGAGGTATAACAACCTGCTCCCACACATCAACGCTATTTGCTACAAGTGTACCGTCAGGTGCAAAGTATTCTCCACCTTGTACGTCTACAGTATAACCTTCTTGTAAAGCAAGGCTTGTGTAATGTATGTTATTGTTTGATAACACCCACTCTTCCAAAGGATTGTAGCCGTATGGTTCAGATATACGCTGAGCAACTCCAATATTAAAACTAAGACGGTCATTTGCATTGAGTCTTAATCTTTGAGATCCCTCAAAATATTCTACATCAGCAAAACCATCTTGCAGGTATTCAGCTTTAGCTATCCAGTTTTTAGCTACGTATCGTAAGAAATAATCCTGATCCAAAAAATTTCTACCCTGCTGTCTACGCCAGTCAGCCTCAAATAAAAACTCAAAACCTTTTACTTTACCTATAGTAGCGGCATCACTGTATGATTTTTCCGTACCATCATAAAATACGTTAGCTCTGTTTTCGTAGCCAAACCTAGCGATCTTACGAACACCTGCTGTAAACGAATAATCAAAAGGAGTTTCTAATACATCCGTTTGCAATCCATTAGTGACAGAATAAATATTGTCATCAGCTACAGAATTACCGCCGCTAAAAGCTGTATAAAATGTAGCAAACTTAAATGTCTTTTTTAGAGTCTGTCCTTTTGCTTCTATCGATGTGCCTAGCATAAACACCAGGATCATTATAGCAATATAAAGGATTGGCGTAAGATCTCTTTTATGCGTCATCACACTTCGAATCCAAGGTTTAATATCATAAATCTAAACTTACTTCCAAAACTAACTTCTAGTATTGTAAGTGTTCCTAATCTAAAAGAAAGTTCATACACTTCTTTTTTATTGCCAGCTTTCCAACTGTTTATCCAATTAATCTTCATGATTTAATAATTTTCTTTTTAATAATTCTAGAGTTATATTGTATAACCACTTCGTACACACCGTTTGAAAGATGTGATAGGTCTATAGTTTTATCAGAAGTTTGTATAATAATCTGACCTAAATAGTTATACAAAGACACCACCGCTGTTGACGGAGCTTGTATGTATAACAGCCCGTTTGTTGGGTTAGGATATACACCATATACATCATGCATATCATATACACCTTGCGGCCAACCTTGCTCACAGTAAGAGTATAGATCTACACATGCCTCATCCCAAGCTACTTCGCAGCAGTAAGGATCTATATCGATAATCCAAGCATAACAGCCATCGTTAAGCCAGTAAGGTTCACCAGGTCCAGTTATGCAGCCAGCGTCGTATAAACAAAGATCCTCATCAGAGGTGTTTGCTAACTCATTGTAATTAAACGCATTAGGGTCCATACAATCAATTAATACTTCAATACAAGAATCTTCTAGCTCTGTATTAGCATCAGGGTTATAGTTAAAAGCCTCTGGATTCATACACCCGTATACATAAGGTATACACCCTCCATTGTCTGTATTGGCTTCAGGGTTGTAGTTAAACTGCGTAGGATCGGTGCAACCAAATATTACTGGTATACATTCACCAGCGTCTGTTGCTAATGGGTTATAATTAAATGCTGTAGGATCTTGACAACCAGCTACTTCTAGCTCGTCACATACTCCGTCTCCGTCGTCATCATTAACGCACATGTTGCTGCAATCATAATATTGCACAGGGTAGTTACAGTCAGAACTTGTATTAGCCTCTGCATTATAGTTGCAAGCTGTCTCGTCAGTACACCCATATATATAAGGTATACAGCTATCGCCACAATACGGAGTAAAGTGATACACAGTCCAGTTAGGACCTGTAAACGGCTGAAGGGCTCCTTGTCCGTTATTTATAAATGGATTGCTACCTTCCGATAATAAAGTATCTCCAGCTTCATTAAGAACATACACGGAGTTATGGAGCGTCTGGAAAGCAAGCTCTTGAGAAGACTGTTGTTGATTACCAGCTTGGAAGTAGTATATATCAACCTCTTCGTCAGAGTCAAGCATAATGTCCCACGACTGAGAAAACTCACCAGGACCTACGGTAAACATCCACTGCTGCTCACCTTGGACCATACCTATGGTAGAGTTACCCCAACCATCAGCTGCGTCATCCTCAAGAATAATTTGTATGCTGCATGGGCCTACAAGATCTGCTATTGTTGCAGTACTATCGTAGTTCAAAGCCTCTGGGTTTGTACAGCCCCAGGTGTGTAGCGTTTCGCAGGTGTCTGGAAGCGTAGCGTCTGGATTGTAGTCTACATAGTCATCATCCATACATCCGTAGACAGGAGGCGCTGGAGGGCATGGCTCTGTAAATATAGCTCCAGAGTACATCGTGTTTCCATCAAACTCTGTAAATGCTAGATCTTCTAACTCCCACAACACGCTGTCGCAAGCTGTGATAACACAGGCCCCATCCTCACCACCTGACGCATAACCGTTTAATCCGTCGCCAAACTCGTCTACTAATATTAACTCAAATCCTAGGCTGACACAGAAGTTATAAGTGTAGGTAACAAGCTGATCACCAAAGTCAAACTCTCCAGGTATTACTTGATCGTAGAACTGACCAGTGGCTAAATCAACTAATGTAAACCCAGTCTCTCCAGGCCATGTGTCTAACGTAAGGTCCATAGAGACTAAAGTTTCTGTAGAGTCGCACTCAAATACGTTACAACTTCCGTTATCAATATTAGCCCAAGGGTTGTAATTGTTTGCGATAGGATCAGTACATCCAGGGAGAGGCGGAATACACGGGTTAAGTGTAAATGGTATGGTGTCTAACGCCGCATCAAAGTCATACACTGCCGTATCTAATCCACATGTATTGCTTATTCTATACCACCCTTCTCCAAACTGGCAGCATATACCGTCACCAAAAGCATCCATCATTACAAACTCGTAATCTCCAGACGGTAAAAATACCATGTGATTTTGAAAGGTGTTGTTCTGATACGGGGGGCTTACTGCTACAACTTCAGAATCTTCGTTAAGTATCTCCCAAGAAGTTTCTCCAGCGTACTGATCTGTTTGAACCTGAACATCCAACCAGCTCCCTTGAGCAAATACAATGCTAGGAAGAATAAATAAAGTAAATAAAAGTTTCTTCATAGGGCAAAGATATTAATTGTTACGGAAGATATTTTTCACCTAAAAGTCTGCCAAGAGCTTTTGACTTTTGATCTCCTATATCTTTATTAAATGCACCTACAGCAGCTACGTAAACTCCTTTACCGTCGGCAAAGTTCCTATGATGAAGAAGAGAAGAACCAAAAATAAAAGAACCTATGTATGTTTTCTGCCTACCAAATCCATCCATGTCTACAGTAAATGACACGGGGTTTGTTCCGTCTTCTGTTGTTCCGCCAGCTATAAACCCAACCTGAGAGCCAATACCATTATATATAAACACATCGCCTGATGTTTTAAGTTTCCTCACTACAAAAACTTCTGCAGTTCCTGATGTGAAAGGTTCTGTTATGCTAAGATTAAGATCAAAAGTTTCACCTGGATCTGAAGCAGCCCCTCCAGTGTTTCCTGTTGCTGTGTCTTTATCTACAATAGTAAATTTATTTACACCCCCATCACTCCAATTTGCTACGCTAGGATCGCTGGTAGGAGTTTGAAAAGACATAACATAACCGTGGTGAGTTTCAGAGTTTATGTCAGCTCCATCACCGAGTGGAGGAGAAAGACCGTCGACATTCGAACTGTCGATAAAAGTTTCTATAATTGTGGGTGGCTTACTAGGCATAAATCCATCTTCATAAGCTGCTACTACATAGAGCGTCATATCGTTTTGAGCAGAGTATCTGTTAGACAAGCTTAAAAAGTGAGAAGATGAAGGGTCGACACCACTGCCTTGCGCTTGATCGTCTTCAAAGTATATTGCCCCTGTAGTTGTAAAAGGATTAGAAGCGTCGTCGGTATCGTAGATAGGATCTCTAGAAGCATCACCCCCACTTACAGCATTATGAGTGGATCCTTTTGTTCCGTTGTTAGTCCATGCAGACACAGAGCCTCCATTAGTAAATCCTTGGCCATCAGCCTGGAAAGCTATCTCTGCATCTGCAAGTATAGTTTCTAAATCAACGGCATCATTAGGTGAAGATAAAGTAAGGCCCTGAGGTTTGTTTACTTCAAGTGTAGTAACACCTCTTTCTAACGAAGATGTAAGGGTTGTTAAAATATCAGCGCTAGAAGTAAAACTTAAGTCTAGATTTTTTCTTTTAGGTGTTGTAAAATTTATAGCCATTATGCATCGTAATCTGTGATATCAGCATTAACGGTAAATTGACCAAAGAACCAGGTTTGATAAAAAGATGTAGCCGCTTTAAAAGACTGTATGTCATACACATAACTACCTTCTTGTATAGCATCCATTGCAATAACACCTCCCTCAATAGTTAAAGTACCATCAGCAGCCCCAGTTGCTGTAAGACCGCCTGGTATTCCAGCTGAACTTAAAACAACATTATCTCTACTAGATCTATCTGTAGACGTTCTAACATCTATATTAAATGTATAATTACCAGGGCTAATGTCAACAGCGTCGCCATTTGAATCTTTAACAGTAACAGTAAAAGAAAAATTATCGCCCTTACGAACGGTGATGTCGAGCTCTTGAGCTATATCTAAATTTAATGTAGTTGCCATTTTACTCTGATAATAATTGTGTTATAGTTTGTTCTAAAGGATCTTCTGGTTCGTCTTGTAGCTCACCCCTTCTATCTCTTCTTTGAGATATCAACTTTGACTGCTGAACGGCTTGCTTCGTAACACGCTCATCTTTTCTATCTTCTTTAAGAACCTCAAGCTTTTCTTTAAACTCCTGATCGTCAGTTTTAAATCCTAACGTAGCCTGAGCTCTAATCATTTCTATCTCTTTACGTTGCTCGTGAGTTATTTTACTTACCTCTATTTCTGCTTGAGCTTTAGCTTGAATCTTCTGCATTTCAATCTGAGCTTCAGCTTGCATTTTTTGTGCCTCCATCTGCTGCTTCATCTGCTCGGCCTGCATAGCCATCTGTTGCTGTTGCTGCTGCATAGCCATTTGCTGTTGCTGCTTAGTTGCCTGTCTCTTTTTTCTTCTAACCATTAGAAGCCTTTGAGCTTGATTGATATCTTTAAGATCTCGTATAGCCAACACATCTTCTAAGTCTATTTCCTGCTGACCTAAAGAGACTTGTATCATCTGCTCCAATGATTGCTTGTCTTGAGTCTCCATATCCTTTACAACCTTAACTCCAAAATTGTACATTGATAAGTCATTGAAAGAAGACAGAACGCTCATATTGTTTTCACCTATAGCGTTAGAGTAAACCTTATACACAACAGATTCTTCAGGTAATATCTGTAAGCACTTGACAACATCTGAGCAAACCTTCTTGTATAGAACCATAGAAGCATTAGTAATGTTATAGATAGCATTATTACTAGCTCTCATGGCTTGCTCTCTAACCCCAACTAAAGAATCCGACTTAGGCGTTGAAGCATCCATAACTTCGTTAATACCTGTAGCATCTCTAATTAAACGTAGGTAGTGGTTGTACAACCCTATGAGTTCATTGATATTTCTAATACTATTACCTATCTCACGAACTGGAGGGTTTTGGAATCCTCCCTCTGGGTTTTTACTTCTGTAATAGAACACACCAGTCTGTTCGTATATATCGTGTAGGTCTAGCGGTTGAAGCTCACCGCCTTTACCTAACTGCACATTCTCTAAACCTTCAATATCAATAATAAGACCGTCAGGCTTAGCCTTTGCAATAGATTGCTGAATCTTAAGGTGTGTTATCTGAAGCATATCAGCAAATCCTATACAGCTGTCAACCAATGACTTAGGACACATGTCTTGCATGTTTACTGCAACACAAGAGTAAGACATCTTAGCTCTAGAAATATCATGAATATTTTTAGGGATGTTCTTTTTTCTGCCGTAATCAAATAAGTAATTACATCCTAAAACGTAGCTACCACCATATACAGTCTCTACATTCATTTGATGCGCAGTTCTGTCATAAACAGACCCGTGCTTTTCTTTGTAAGAATAACCTTTATAGTAGAATCCAGAATTACCGTACTTACTTTCTTTCTCCTCAAAGTGGATGCAGTCAACAGCTAAGAATTCAAAGTCTAATACATCAACCATATAGTCATCATAACCATAAGTAGTCTTACCTTTTATGTTGTCATAAAAAGTGTAGTTCAACGAAGAAGAGTTATTGCCATCTCTACCAGCTGCGTTCTGAGCAATTTTTTCATATTGCTTTTCTGTGAGCTGATCACCAGCTAATCTCTTCAGCTCAGATATTGTAATCTTCTTGATGTGACCTGCGTACACAAGGTCATTCATTCCAGGGTCTTCAGTCTGGCTATGGATGAACATTACAGGATCCACATACTTAGTTGAGATTCCGTAGTTAGGATCGTTGTCTCTTTTAACAACGGCCATACCACAAGTTACAAGATCATTAACACATCTTCTAAGTATATCGTCATTGAAGTCATTCCACTCAAGAGTCATCATAGTACCTAACTGAGCTGCTATCTCTGCATCAGTTTTTATACTTGTACCCATGAAAATCTCAGCCTCCTCTAATGTTTCTGGAATGTCATTTGGATCTCCATTTATTTCCAAGCCGTTTTCCTTGAGCTTCATCAGCTCTTTTTTAGCCATAACAGAAGCTTCTATTTTTTTCTTCTCCATATCTTTTTGAGAAGATGAAAGAGGATCTATTGCTTCTACATTTGGCTGCGGGTTTCTCGAAAGAATGTTGTTTACAACAATCTTAGCAAACTTAGGTAGAATAGGTACAGGAGTGTAGTCAAGGTTTAGTAGTGTTCCAGAATTACCATTTGGATCTAAAGATGTTAAAAGCTTCTTGTAAGGAGTAGTATCTTGAGTACCATTTGCGTACTTCCTACTTCTAGTAAACGTATCTTTTTTAGTTCTGTATATAGAGCGTGAATCTGCTCCACTACCCCATTGATTCTCAATAGCCTTTGCGTATTGAAGACCGTACTCCTGCATAGACTTTTCTTCTGCTGGCGCTAACGGATCTGGAAAACCTTTAGGTGAATTACCCTTTTTATTACTACTGTACATCTATTTCTAATAAGCGCATTATTTGCAAATATACTAAACGTATGATTATCATTAGTAAGCCTTGAATCGTCTAAGGAAAACCCTTTCAGAAAGATCTGCTTTTTTTGGTTTTGGCTTTGCTTTTTGCGCAGCAAGCAAACATAAACCAGAGCTAATCGTTAAGTCAAACTTTGTTCTATTAGTTATTTGATACCCAATCCAATCTTCTAAAGTTCTATTAAAATACATCTTACCCATTTCACCTGTGTCGTGATTAATGCCAACATGATTATGTATGTAAGACTCAATAGCATGAGCGTGAGACTGAATGACATCCTGTGAGTTGGAAGGTATACCTTTTGTTTTTGATTTTATTGTTGATGAATTAGCGGCCAGCAAATGTCTAGGTCTATCCATTAAGTAGCCATCATAACCTCTTGATTCAAAGTGTCTTGCGATACCGTACTTATTGTTCTCAATTAATATAGGATAGCCATAAAAGAATGCAGCCATAAGAACATCTTCGTAGAAGATTTTTGCTAGAGGCGGGCGGGATGCATACTCAAGTACAAATGTATTTGATGGGTGCTCCATATGAAATTTATTGTACAAGTGTAGTGCGCCCTTAGACCCCCGTCCATCGACGGTGGCATCAAGGTCATAAGAGTCAACCCCGCCTACTCCCAGCTCTGCATTTGGTGCAATTTTTTTTCCTCTACTTAGTAGCTTTTGGTTTCTTAGTTCTGGTGGTGGCATCCAAGCTACTCTAAATCTACCATTCGGGTCTGGTGTAAATACTACCTCAGTATCTTTTTCTCCACCCTTCCAGTGAAAGTTTCCAGTTACTACAGGGTTAGGGAATAGATCGTCGTTAAACTGTATCTGCTCGTATATCTTACCTATATTAAATAAACTCCCCTCTATACTATCTCTAAAAGCTTCATCTGTTGTGAAAGGAAATTGTCTTACTATTTCATTCAACTCAGAAGCATCATGCTTGAGGCTGTCTCTTTCGTTCTTTAAATATTGCTTAGCCCCTATAGATATTGACTCCCCATCTAACCCTCGTATCTCTTGATCTGGAGTGTCAATGACAGGCATGCCATACTTATCAAAAAATCCTTCTAGTGATTCTTGAGCTGGTATAAATAATCTATAAAGACCAGTTCTAGTCCTCCCATTCGCATTCCTCTCCGAGGGATTCGAGTCCTTCCATAGATCCTTGTATTCTTTTCCACCTTTGTCCATTGGATTTACGGTGCTTCCGACTAGAGCCTTTCCTATTATTTTTCGCCCTACGATCAAACAAGTCCTCTGAATCCTCCATGCGTCCCTTATGTCTGTTGGTTTTTCCCATTTTCCTGCTTCGTCTAAATACAATAGGTGTAGCTTCTCACCATCGTATGCGTTATTAGTTGTGTTTTTCCAATTGATGACAGTGTTAAGTGCCTCACCTTTTAAAGATGTTTTATTGTTTTTGGTAATACGTTTCGATGGTTCACGAAAAGCTAACTCCATACGAGGATTCGTTGTACCATCTTGTATAGGTTTAAAGAAGAAAGGGTAGTGTCTAAACATGTACACCACCTTCTTCATGAAAATATTCTCTTGAGCATCCTTACCAGTTTTCGACTGTATGCCAAGAAGCTTATCTTTGACTTGCGTCGCTTCGTCAACAAGTACAGAAGAGCAGATATTAGTATAACCAGAACGACGACACTTAGTATAAAGCTGACCAATACAGCGTGGATCAGCTTCGCACGCAGCCATGTGTAAAAAGATCTCACGTTGAAAGTTTAAAAAGTTAGGATATCCAATATCTAGTTTGGTCCACTGAAGCATCATGTAGTGCCGCCCCGTAATATATGTAGGTGTACCGTTGTTATAAAACCAAAAGCCCTCACGCCTACGCCTAAACTCTTCTTCGATATATGGACGAAACTTCTCTCTGAACTCCCTCGGCATTTCAGCCCACTCATCCATAGAACGAACACGAGACAGTTCCTGCGGCATAGGTAACCTTCGCCACACTTGCATAGAGTTTGATTCTTTATATCCGAAAATTTGTTTCTTCGGCGGCCTTTTCGGAAGGCAAATGAGTAGCCCACCGAGTTCGATAACTTCACCTTCCGTACCGTTGGGACAAATCTTAACAGCAGGTTCTTCATATTCTTCTATGTCTAATAAATTATTCAAAATCTTCTTCACTAAAATTTAAAAACAATTCTAGCTGCTCCACTATAGGAACACAATCTTCTTCTATTATATTTTCAGCATACTTACCAGCACCCCATTCCCCAGATCTTCTTTCGTCGTAATGATGTATAGAGTGGCAGTTCGCACAAATAACATCACATTTCTCTACCTCAGCTTTAACAGTTTTAAAGATATACCCTTTACCTATAAGTTGAGCAACGCTAGATTTTTTATCGTCTCTGTCTCTGTGGTGTAACTGAAGACACCTTTTATCCTTTATACCACATTCGCAACAACCCTTGTTTTCTTTATACTTATCTACCCACTCGTAAATTCTTCTTTTTTGTTCTGCTACATTTTTAGCCCTGCAAGGTATGCAAGACTTAAAGTATGTATTATTGTTAGACCTGTAGTAAAACTCAGTTAAAGACTTTACTCTTTGACAAGTGTGGCATCGTTTCATTTTGAAAATCTTTCAGCAAACCCTCCGCTGTAATCTTTTGATCCCTCTATCTCTCCAGTTGTTTTTAAATCCTTAATCATCTGTTCGAGCCTTTGTCTTTCTATAATTAACTCTTTACAGTCAGTTGCTGTTTGTTTTATAGATTGAAGCTCAGCCTTTCGTGCCGACCCATTAATCTCTGGATCGACAGGTTTTTTAACCTCATCAATCATATTATTAATTGCAGCCTCCATGCTTTTCATAAGTCTTTCGGCAGCACTAATAGTAGTGAACTTACTCTTCGGTGACGACATATAGAAAATCTTCTGCGCGAGTGCGATAATATTCTTTACCGTCTACTTTAATGCGATAATCTCTACTCTTGCCTATACCAACAATATCGCCTACCTTAACACCTAACTCCTCACACGCACTAGATGTGTAAGCGATTTTACCTTGTGTTGGGTTTTCTTTTTTAGTTTCAACAATTTCAATAATGTCGGACTTTAAGCCAAGGTTTTCTTCTACTGGCTCTAGTAAACACCACGAAGATAAAGCTTCAATCTTTCCAGTATCTTTGCATTTGTATGCAAAAGCTTGAGAGTCTATTGCATTTTCAGGACTATATAAAACCATATAGTAGTTTTCCATTCCTGGCAAAGGAGTACCCCCTTGTAAAACTACGTGGTGATGAAAATACAAAGTATCCCCTTCCTTTACTGGTGTTTCATATTTAGCTGGGAGAGCAATAACTTCACCCTCCATAACTCTATGTTCAAACTCGTTGAACTTAGTTTCTATGTAAATCTCTTTATCGCCGAGCTTTACAGTATCGTTAAACTTTTTAGGAATGTTAACGATAAATTTTCGTAATGATTTCATTATATTTTATTTAATACCCTCCACCTCCGCCGCTAACTGATGATGACGATCTAGGAAGAGGGTTTCTTTTTAATTCATTTTGTACGCTTAAAACGTAAGATCTAACTTGACTGTTGACTGGAGTCAATAAGTCATGTTGTTCAGTTTTATGAAAAGATCCTACCATAGCTCCTTGACTTACATGAATATGAAATCCCCCTATGTAGTTATCTCCATTAGGTAAAGTAAATTCACCTCCTGATGTGTATAGATCTGTCTTAGTCATTTAAAAATTTAAGTCAAATTCAACTATGCATGGCATGTTGTCGACAGCCTTCCAAAGAGTTTGTGAGTCGTCGATGCTAATATACACAAGATATCTTTTTTTACCATACTTGTGCAAATGTTCTCCATCAAGAACTATTGTTGACACTTCACCTCCACCTGCTCTCATGCCTACGTAATAAGCCATAGCGTCCTTAGGGTCCTGCCCTATAATAATTTTTCTAATAAGTCCTTCCATTATATTAATCTTCTAAGTCTATGCCTAGTCCATCTAGTAAATCATCTAGATCTGGCTCGTCATCTTCATTATAATTATTTTTACTTTCGTCCCAAGTAGACCCTACAAAGGTAATAACACTTGCTAATTCTTCATGAGACTCCAAGTTGTAGCTATAAATGGCTTTTAATCTGGTATTCCCCATGATATCTTCATCTATTAATCCTATCACCATAAGCTGCATAACCCTGTCCCTTACCCCGTACTTCTCTATAACTTTATCCATCTCAAAAGATAGTCGCTGTATTTCTAGTAAGAACCCTTCGTCTTCCATATCTTTGGTGGTATTAATTTAATAGTATGCCTAAAAGTAGAGTTGCTAAGAAAAAACTCTTTAGAGAAAGTTCGAAGCTTAATCAAAAATACGTAAAAAGAAATCAACTTAAGAACCTTAGAAAGGCTCTTCTTTCAACGCAAGATAGATATGACATCTTTCAAAAAGAGCTTATGTTTATGCTTTGGGCGTATGATCTAGAGTTCTTTACAGCTAAGTACGCATCTGAAGATTACGGTATGAGCGAAAAGAAACTTAGAGAAAGGATAATACAGCCGCTACTTAAGGTTGGTTATCTGTACAAGCACTTTGACAGACTGACTCCGTCTGACACTCTGGAAGATCACATCTTTCGCAGTGAGACGAAGTACAATTACAGGGTAAGGTATGCCCTGACTCAGCAAGCTCGGCTGCTCGTTCAGGACATGTACAGATCTTTGGGTTTTGCATAGCTTGTAAAAATTTTTTTGTGAGTGGTAAGTGCATTAAGACGGTGAGTCTTGAGCAAAAGCGACCGTACCATTTAATGTTCCGTTTCTTCCGTTACCGCTTAAATCAGTAATAGTTGTTCCTGACGCTCCATCTGCATCGCCCATAGTAAGATGTATTGTCATGTGTTTCCCTAATCTACTTTTTTCAAATCTAGTTGCGGCTTTATTTTTATATATCGCACTAACTTCTTTAGCGCTTAGCGCTTTATCATAAGCGGTAAACTCTTTCATCTTTCCGTTAAGTACGGCACTAAGTCCGTGTGCACACAGAATCATATTGCCACTAATGTCAACACTTGTTGTGGTGTCTGCAATAGTCTGATTAGTCAATGTTACTGCCTCACCATCGACATAAATTTTACTATCACTAGCGCTAGATCTATCTACAGAAACAACAACATGGGCCCATCTATCAGCGGCAGGTGCAGTATCATTAGCTGTTCCTAAACTTACGATAGCCACATTGCCTACATTTATAGTAAACAAGTATCTAGCAGTTGTAGGTGTGCTGTTAACGGTAAAATTTACACTGTTTGTTTTAGACCCCTGAGACATGATTCCATTACTAACATTATAACTACTAGGTTTGATCCAGGTAGAAAAACTAAAGTCCCCTGTAGTAGCAAAAGCAAAATCACTTATGCTAACATTATTACTAATAGAACTATTGTCAGGGTTAATACAGGTTTTACCTCTTGGCTTAGATCTTTTCTTTGGTGCTCTTACTCCACCTGATGATGATATTCCTCCTATCATTATGCTTCTCCGTTAAAAAATTCTGTTATATCTGCTGGCTGTAGTATAAGGCTATCTGCAAAATCTCTATATACAATAGTAACCTCCTCCCCATCTTCTAGTGCTTTAGCTATAGGTGGGTATACTCGCATGTATGCTGCAGTACTCCTCCCTATAAAACCGTCTTTTTTGATGCTGTTATTTTCTTGCGTGTCACCCAATAGTAAACATCCCGCAGTGTCCTCGTCAGTATTACCGCAGTGAAGAAGAATATATTCAAAGCCTGGGACATCCAGGACATGAAGCATACCCTTATGTATATCAGCAAATCTTTTACTGTACTTGGCGTGGTATCCACCCACAGTTCTAAAGCCGATATTATACTCTCCCTCAGGTATGCAAGTTTCTCCGTATACTTTTTCCTTGCGACTTTCGTCTTCCAGCGTGTAGCATAGAAATTTTCTTCGTTCATTTGTTATATCAAATAGTAATCCGTTAGTAGAGTCTTCACCTTTGTTGAATCTTATTACTTCTAGTTTCATTTTTAATTTTATTTAATCTTATTTTCTCTGCTTCTATAGCTGGATCTTTACGCTTTTTCTTTGGGTTAAAATATTTTTTTTTCAATCAAAATTTGTTTTTACGAAAACTTCGCCGTATACTAAGATCAGCAGTTCAAATATACAACTGATTTACTAACCTTTAATTTACACGTTATGAAAAATTTATTTTTATTTACCGCAGTTTTACTAACCGTAACAGTAAACGCACAAGAGTTATCTACTAACATTCAAGAAACTTACCACTCTTCTTTAGGGTTAGCTGATGAGTTCCACGTATGGAAAGTAACAAATATAGAACCTACAGCAGAAGCATGGGATGGTATGGAAGGTCGATACTCTATTATGGAGTTTGAGCCTGTAGTATCATACGGAGAGCACGCTAACCACACATGGACTGAAGCTGGAGTATACGTTGTATTCTGCACGGTTGATCAAGAACCTATGGGTGAGAGAACATTCTTTGTTATAAATGAAAACTACGTAGACTTTGTAAAGAAGAATATTGATGGAATACAAATCCAAGACACCTACGTAAGGTCTGATGTAGAATGGGTAGGGAGTGACTTTGATAAGTTGGTTATTGTTAGATAACCTAACATAACAACAAAAGAAAAGGGCCGTGAGGCCCTTTTTTTATTTATATAGTTTTTATTATCTGTTTGGGTTAGTAGCGTCGATTTGACTCTGAGTACCCGTAACTTTAAATCCTCCACCTGGAGTTGATTCATATATTGGCTGAGCTGGTCCTGGTCTATTTTTTTGCTTAGCAAGGTAGTCTCTGTATGCTTGCTCGGCTTCTAGATTCAACTCATACATTCTTACAGCTTCATCCATTTGCCCGCCTCTAGTAGGTCTATTACCGCCTGCACCACCACGGCCCGCTAAAGATCCAAACTGCTCGCCTCTAAATCTATCACTTACGTCAGGAAGAAGCGCTGGATTAACTGCTGTATACATGCTGTCACCAATCTCTCCTCTGAAGCTACCAGATCCACCTCCTGCGGTTAAAGGGTCTCCCATGTACTCATTAAAGTATTGTCTTGACGTTGCTCTAAGGAAGTCCTGGAATCCTGGATCATTAGGATCTATTCTTTCAGGAGTTTCATCATGAGAACCTCCGTGCTCATATTTCT